AGTTTGGGCAAACAAGAACAACAGGCGGTGATTTAGTTGCAGGTGTAGCAATGACAAATGAAGTGAGTGTAAAAGCATACCTTGTTGGATTGTATCAAGGTATGGTTGATTTTGCATTGGCACAAGGTGGTGCAGATGCGGTTAAGTCATTTAAAAAGACTTTAACAGTAACACTTGACAGTGCCACAGGTACTTACAGCATTTATGCACCGGTTGCAATCGTTTCACAGTTTAGAGGCTTAAACGGTGTTGTTGCAATTAGTTACGATTTTAAGTAGGGAGTGAAATATGTTATTAGTTAATCCAAATACAATATTGGTGAATGGTGTAGTAGTTGCAATTGTTGGCAAATTTAAATATAAAAGAGGTATGCCAAAAGTAAATGTTAAAACTGCAACAGTTGGCGGTGAGATTAAAGTTTATGAAGAGCTTGATTATAGTGAGG